AACAAGCTGACAAGACTAATACACAAAATATAACTAAGGGTTTCATCACTCCACCTTGGGGTGCTTGTCGTTGTGCATGCTTCTTTGGGCCGCTGTCTCGCGCTCAAGGGACTTCAGCCTTTCTTCAATGGCTCCATCACGCTCAGACATCTTCTTCAGCTTATCGGGTGCGAGAATTGCAGTTATAGTACCCAATTGATTCTGGACAACATTCTTATCCGATTCAACTTTGTCCATTCTTAATTCGATGTTCTGAAGTAGTTTAGATAATTTACTAAGCTGTGTCTTTTGTTGCGACAACTGACTTCGAATCATCGCCCAACCAGACGCCAACCCCGCCAATACAGTACCAAACGTCAGAAGCTCTCTGGTGCCTAGCTCCACAGTCAGCCCCTATTAATCCATCAGCGCGGTTTTGATAACCCATAATACATTTCCAAATACACCTGTGAATACTACCCAGAGTACTTTTTGCATTTGAGTAATTTTATAGTCAAGGTGAGCTAAATGATTTTCTTTAATAGTTTGAATATCATGTTTAATCAGTTTTAGTTCACCATGAATTTCAATGATGTCTTCTCTATTGCTTTGAGATTTATCATTAGCCTTAGCCATATGATTTACTCTGGTGCTTCCGGCCAAGTCGGATCAGCGGGATCGTCTATGGTATGTGGTAGGTCGCGTAACGCTTTCCGATAGACGGCCCATTCAGCCTTGACCTCATCTGTTAACGGAGAGTCGTTGTACTGAGTCCAATCACTTTCAGTTAGCAGGGCGTTGCGCTCTGCGCGAAGTCTAGCCATATCCCGCATAGGTTTGGGCCGTTTTATTCTGTCAAGGATATCTTTGGAAACAGGATCAAACCTCCAAGCCGCCACATCAACGACAGGCTCCGCATCACTATCTTCATGCACGAAAGCATCAGGATAGTTTCCGATATGAGCCGCAATGTGAGCATCCGCTTCTGCTTTTGTTGGATGTTCGCAGTATTTGGCAACCCTATTATCGCTTGGGTCTAATTTCATTACGCATATAAATCTAGCCATGAGCTATCCCCCACACTGTCATACGACCACTTTCTACGTTACCGGAGTCGAATAAAAATTGAACCCTGTCCAGAGTAATGACGGCTAGACGGCATCCGCCAAACTCATCTGAAGTGGGAACACCTCCGTTATTAAAATGAATACCTTGTCCGGTAACAATAGGCTCTTGTGGTCCGTCGCTAGGTGCATGGAGGAACAACATAAACCCACAACCTTCACCTACGTCACCACCGGTTGCATTCGCAAGTATCATCTGTCCGTCAGAGTTATCAACCGTACCTAACGCACCCCAAGTGGTGTCCTCAAAAGCCTGAACACCGTGATGATGGCCGTAATCTGTGGAGCCGCTATCAACACCGCTGCTATCGCCAAATCTCAAATACGGTACGGCATTATCCGTGATCGGTAACGCATTAGAAATTGCGATGGCATACGTGTCATAAGTTGAAGTCAGACCTGTAACATCAAGCGTGGCTGTTCCAGACCCACCGCCAGCCTCCTCTGTGCCAATCAGGTTCCAAGCACCGCCACTTGCCGCCGATTCTGTCTCTACCGACATCACCTCAACCGTGTCAGCCGCCGTTGCGTAACAAATTAGCCTGTCGCCTGTGGCCGTAGTTAGGTTTGCCGCGCCGGGAAGTTCGATCCCTGATCCGTGGGTGATCGTCAGCACTCCGTCGAATTGCAACATGAAAAAGTTACCGGATTCAACCGTCATAGCCGAGAAATTTGTCGTTCCGGTCACATCGAAATAATTTCCATCTGTGTCGATAACCAGTGGAGATGCTGAAGCTATATCCCCGCCCTTTGTCATCTTTAAAGTAGAGGCAATGCTAACACCCCCGGTTCCCAACCCGTCGAGGCTGAGATCACCATTCGTGCTGACTGCCGTTACAGCATCCGCCTTAATTGTTGACATAAATTTTCTCCTTCAAGTTAGATGACTACGAAAGTCGCGCCATCGGAAATCGTCAAAGTCACTCCAGAAGCGATAGAAAGCGGTCCCGTGGCACTGGCATTATCCGTGCCGGTTATGGAGACACTGTTGTTTAATTCTTGTTCATTCAATCTGATTATGTCTGCACTAGTACCTAATGGGCTGCCAGATTCACCTAACCAACCACCGCCACCAGCACCAGCTACGGGAGAAGCCCCACTATTAGGGAAAGGCATAAACAGGAAGGTGCTAGTCGTTAAGGCGTAGACAAGGGCAAGGTCGTTTGCCGCCGCTTGGTAGGTTGTGTTACCAGCCACAGTGATCGTGGCACTATCAACGACAGACGCGGCGGCATCGAAGACTAACCACATGGAGTCGCCAGCACTTTTGGGAGTACCGAAATCTGTCATAGCGTTGGTGCCGGTGATGTGGACTGTGTTGCCGTCGAAGTTAGTCCATATGTTTGTGTCACCAGCTACAGAGGCGATATTCGCGCCCTGAGAACTGCTTATAAATTTTGAGTTCGCGTCAAGGAATCCGCCGAGTTGCGGGGTCACGTCATCGATCAAATCGCTCATGTCCCCAGAGCCAGCCGGGCCGGTGGGGCCGGTCGATCCTGTCGGACCAGTTGGCCCGTTAGGTCCGGTGGGGCCGGAGGGACCAGTGGAGCCAGTGCTTCCTGTGTTACCAGTGGGGCCAGTCGAGCCGGTGGGACCGGAGGGGCCGGTATTGCCTATTGGCCCGGTGCTACCCGTGGGTCCATTTGGGCCGGTAGCTCCCGTCGATCCCGTGGGTCCAGTCGGGCCGGTGGGACCATCAGGCCCAGTCGAGCCAGTCGAGCCAGTCGCCCCGGCGGGGATGCCCAGCGTCAGCGTACCGCCATCGGACGAGATCGATGCCGTGGCGGTACCACCCTCGGCCACTGCATTCACCGCCGCCGATAGAAGTCGCTTCAACATTACTAGGGCATCGGCGTCGGAGTTGACACCAATGACGTTGTTGGCGACCAGAGTTGGGAATGTGAGGCCGGTGAGTGACGACGTTTCAGAGAGCAAGACGGCGCGGAGGAGCTTCTCATTAAGCGCCTGTATTTGTTCGGTGGAGAGGTCGATCATCGCCTCGACGGTGGAGCTGGGGAAGGGGCCGCCGAGGGGGAGGGAGCTTTCCTGTGTCCTTGGAGGGTCACGTTTGATGGTCAGCGTCTCGCCGCTCGCCGGGGCGGTGATCATAGTCACCGTCCCGCCGCTCTCGACGCCAGCGCCAGTCAGGGTGTACCCGGTCCCTTCGATCTGTGTCGTATCCACACCGGAGGCATCGGTGAGGATGACCGTCAGGTGGTTGTTAGCAGTGAAGCGGAACGTGGTCGGGAAGGCGGTGGTACTCCCGTTACCGCTGTATTGCTTCCTAGACGTAGTGCTTGTTACTGTCATGCGCGAAGCTCCAACTCCCTGCTGGCTTCGCGGTTTGTGATATTACCTAATTCTTACCCTGTGGTCCAACTGTCTCCGTTAATATGCGGTTTACTTCGGCTTTAACCCTCTCCCTGACCGGCAGGAACGTCTCTACGATTGCCAGAATTTCTTCCTCCCCCATGACCGAAGCGGCTTCGGCCAATGCTTCGGGATCGCCCATCACGATGTCGGTCATCAGGGTCCGCATATCCTGATACATGGCGCGAAGCAAGATGGACTTGCCCCCCTCGGCCCCATCGGACAGTGCCAAGAAATCCTTGCTCTTGACCAGCTTCTTCATAAATTCTTCCAGTCCCTCTGGGAAATCCACCGTCTTCAGGGCGTGGCCGTACAGCTCCATGTATCGGTCGTACTCATGGGGCAACATCTCAGTCTTTGCCGATGGCAGGGGAAGCTCCTCGCCTCTGGGGCCGGGGATCGTTATCTCGGTCAGGGCGGTGACCGACTGGCTGACCACCCTCGATGGCATAGTCAGCCTGATCTTATTGTCCACCACCACCTTTGCGACGGGGTGGCCGGTGTCCTTCTTGGTGTAGATCGGCGACACGAGGTCTGGTCCGAGGCCGCCTTCAAGCAGAACCTTGTGGCCGAAGATGTTGCGGTTGGCGGCGAGGTCGCCCCAACCCGGCACCCTGCTTTTCAGTTTGTCCAAGACACTGGCGACATCGCGCATGACCGGATCGGCTTGAATGACTTCGAGGTCCATCAGGCCGAAGCCTACGTCAAGGCCAGACCTTGAGAGTTGTGCGGAGACCGAGGGGATCAGGGTGCCAGCGAGGGCTTCGACATAATGCTCGGCGTAACGACCGGGATCGGCTAGGGTCTTGGTCAGGTCGGACAGCCCTCGGAGAAAGGTCTTCGAGGTGACGTTCCTGCCCGCCGCCGCAACATAGGCAGTGACGATTTCCTCGAACTCCTCCGGTGCGAGATGTCCTGATATCTCGGCGATGTCCGCGCCGACACCTAGAATGGTGCCAAGGGGTTCAAGCCGACCGTATGCATACCAAGTATCGCCAAATTTGATCGAGTATGGCTGGTGGTCGATGAGCCAGAGCTTTCTGAGGACCGGATCGGACGGGCCGCCGCCTGTGATTAAGCCCTGTTGCGCCCAACTAAATGCCTGATAGCCAACGAAACCACCGAGGGCCATGCGGGACAGGGCTAGGTGGGCCGCCGCCTTCTGCTTGCTGTTGGCCTTGGGCGACATGCCCCTCGCTATTGTTCCCCTGATCTTGCGGCTCAACAGGGCGGCGGGTCCGGCCCGCTCTCCGGCGAACTTCATAATGTTCACCGGGGTGCGAATGAAGGGGAAGATGAAGCGCAATGGAAACGGCGCGATGTTGACCGCACTCATGCCGAGTTTGCCGATCAGGCCCAGTTCCTTGGTGAAGGTCTGGTACTCGGCCACGTTGACGCTGTCGATGTGGATGCCACGCGGCGGGTTCTCGATAATCTTGTTCATATGCTGGGCGGCGGTAACTCCTCTGAGGCCATTCTCGGCGGCATCCCGATAGGCGCGGGCATGGAGTTGGCCCCTGTAGCCGATGGACTTGAAGAGATCATCCCCAGCCAGCAGGAGGCGGCCCGGCGTGGTCAGGACGGCGGCCATCAGGTTGGCGGCGGCAACCCCCCAGTTCTCGACGTAGTCGTTTGGAGATACCTTCTTTACCGCCAACTGGAGGGCGTTCTTGATGGCCCCGACTCGCGGCATGTCGATCTTGGTCAGGCCGAGCTGGCTCTCGCCGGTCCTGATCGTCTTGCCCGCGAGGATCAGACCTTCTCCCAGCCCTCTCATCATCCCATAGGCTTGCGATACCGCCTCGAAGATACGGACCCCGCCTTCCGAGCCGGTCACGGTGCGGTGGACCGCGCCGATGGCACCGGCAACCATCCGCTCCGGTACTTGCCATATGGCGACCAGAAGATTCGAGGTGATGTTTACCATCTGGGTGGGGGGACCGGAGAGTAGGCCGTTGATCCACAGCTCAAGGAAGACATCCCGTGCGCCGGTTGTGATTTTCGACATGCGGTTGAGCAGGGACATATTCAACTCACCGATCTCAGCCGCATCGACAATGGCCTTCGCCATCTGTTGGTTGTCGGCCACGCCGCCAACTAACTCGGAGATGCGGTTGATTTGCTCGAAGAACTCGGCGCGGGTCTTGACATCGATGTTGAAGGAACCGATGGACCGCCCTATGTCGGCGGTCGCCCCAGACACCTGTGATTGGATCGCGTTGTGGATGCCCATCGCCTTGCGGAAAGCAACAACCTCCTTCGGGCCGGGGTTTTCGGTAACGGAACGGGCGAGGGCGAGGATGTTGTCGGCACTGGTCGCCAGCACCTTGCGGGAGGCGACGATAATGCCCGGCAGTTCCTTGAGATCGACGTTCTGGAACAATTCCCCACTGATCAGCTTCTCGACCGAGATGCCCAGCTCGTTAGCCAGCTTCTCTGTTTCCTTGCGCGACTGGAACCCCCTCACATCCTTGTGCTGGTTCGCCATGTCGGCGGTGATGCGGATCACCTCCTTAATATCATCCTCCCCGGTGATCCGGTGGAGGTTGATATTGGCGGCGAACTTGATGCCGGGTTCATCGTGGGCGATGCCGGGCAGGGAGGGCTGTGCGCCGGGAAGCTCCTCGGCACGGGGTGCGACGAGGAACTCCTCTGCCTCCCTCGTGCTGACAGCCTCGACCAGTGGCTTTTTGGTAGGCTCGATTATCAGATAGTCGCGCACCACCCCCTCGGGGAGGTCAGTCTCGTTGACGGTGGCCTCGATCTTCTCCTTCTTCTTCTTCATCTTTTTAAAGAAGCCGATCAGCTTCTCGCCCAATTCGGCGCGGCCAGCTACCTGAACCTCGGGGGGCATGTCTGGGGGAACTTCGGCAGACGGCGCAGGAGTCGGTTCGGCAAGGGGTGCTGGCTCTGAAGGGGGTAGTGGTTTGGGGATATCGATTATCAGTGGGGCGACGGCCTCGACCACCTCGTTGACCTTATCCCCTACCTCGGGGAACAGGGGGAGTTGGGATGTGGTGACGGGCGATTTGGGCTGTGATCCCGGCTCCTCGAACTCGACGGTCGCCCCCTCCACGCTGGCGATTTCAGTTTGTTCAGCCATCGATATCTCCGAGTACGCTTTGATCCACTTCCTTCGCCAACTCCGGCAGTCCCGGTAGCATAATGCCGGACAATGAGGCGATGGCGATCACCTTACTGATCAACTTATCCTCGTTGACGAGTTTCTTGAGGAAGGCGGTCCAGTTGGGCATCACATCTTTTACTGAAAGCGGGTATTGCATGAAGTCGGCGATCCCATCCGCGAGAATTTCGGAGGGGTGGGACATGTAGGCAAGCATATTATCGCTCGTCTCGGCCTGTTCCCAACTCCAGTGACGCCTACTATGGGTGATCTGCTGGAGTTCCGATGCAATATCCATCGCTAGGCTCTCGGCCTTCTTGTGAGACATGCCTTCATTTATATTCCGAAGCGTCTGCACGATCCCATCGAACAGCCGGTTGCCCTGTATCACTTCGATCTCGTCCCGCGTTATCGTGCCAAGCTGAACCCCACGTTCAATCATATCATCTATATTCTCTCCACCATCGGTGAGCATGGCCCGACGCATCTCTTCTATCCTGAACGAGACGACATGGCCGACCTCGTGGGGCATGACGGTGACAAAACCGTCATCGGTGATGGTAGGGTTCAGGGTCAAGGTCAGGGCATTGCCGCCCCTGTAAGCACCTTCCTCCATCGCTGTCTCTCCGAGATCGTCGATTGACATAGTACCGGGGGGCGCAATGCCGAGCTTGTCCGCTAGGACGCGGGCAAGGCCACTGATTTCAGGAACGGTAAGAGGATCGTCAGCGATAGTGACTAATGGAACAGTTTCGATGTTGGAGGGAAGATCGCCGGGCGCGAGGGACTTGTCCTCCGCCGACCGTCCGAAGGCCTCAAGCTCGGACTGGAGCCGTCGCTGGATATTGGTGACGATATCGGTTGGATCATCCCCGGCGGAAGGGATGCCAAGGTGTCTTTTATTCTCTTCAATAAAGCGAGTGACGAGGGGCGAGTGCCGACCGGGTAGGATTGCCGCATCGGAAAGCCCTTCCAATCCCGGTGGGACTTCAACCCCTTCAGCTCCTTCAACTACTTCTTCCCCTCTGGCCGCGACGGTGATGCCTCCTCCCCCTCGGTCTGGGGGGGGGCCGCCTTCGGCTCGGGTGATTTCGGCGTCAATGAGTTCTTCAAGTTCGCGCCGGTTATCAGTGAGGTTTGATTTGGTGCGTCCGACGCCGAGTTCTGCCAGCCGTCGTCTATAAGCTTGCCCATTTCTATCCTTTCTCCAGTCATTGGTAGCGTGGGTTACTTCAGCCTCGTAGCGGCGAACCCTGATGGTTTCGTCACCGGCCTCTAACATGTCCCTTATTCTACCAGAAATCGTCTCGTCTATCAACGTGGTGAACTTGGCGGCACCCATGCCTTTTGGTCTTTCGACAATAACCCTGATGCCAACCTTGCCATCAACCGTGGTGATCGGCTGGTATCCCTTGATCAGGCCGGAGCTGTCGGCCTCGACCAGTCGATCCCAGAAGGCCAGAAGCGCATCGTTCTCCCTGAAGGCGACAGTTCCCTCTTCGATGAAGTCAATGGCGGCGGCCTTCGGGTTCTTGGTTAAATCCTTGACACGGTTGATCATCACATCGGTCTGCTGGAGCAACAGCCCCAAGACGTTGGCCGCCCGCTCTGCCCCCTCCCTCGTCGCCAATGTCTGGGCCACCGCCGCCGGGTTCTGGAACATCTCCCAGCCGCCGGTCGCATGGACAATGCCCTGAAGGTTGATGCCGGACACCTCCTCGGCGATCTCCATCGCCCGAATGGTGACGACCTGAGTGACCCGAGTCTGTTCCTCAAAGGGCAGGGCTTGGAACCTGTCGCCAAACTTGGCGGCGAAGGGCGATCCGGCACCGGGGTCTACCCTGAAGGCGATCCGGCGGCGGTTCTGCTGGAAGGCTTGCTGTGCGCTCATGGCCCTGTCGCCGGTCAGTCGCATCATGCCAGCCCAGCCAACGGCCTGAATCTCCTTCGGCTTCCAGTCCGACCGGCCCATCCACTTGATGCTGTTGAGGTGGTCGGTCAAGGCCAATCCAAACTCGGCCCGGTTCTCATACTTGGTTTCCTTGACGCCGCCACCGGCCTGATCGAAGGCCACCCCCTCTGGCATGTCGGGTACGTCATAGCCGAGCCGCCTGAGATGGTTCATCAGGGAGGGATCGACAAAGCCGAGATCGCGGGCAGTATGGACATCGACAACAAAAGGCTCCCCGCCGTCAGGCTGGTTGTCCATCCATGACCTGACCGACTTGTCATCCGCGCTGTCCACAAAGTCGGAGATCTTGGAGGCCACCCCGCTCTCGATGTCCTTGCCTTTAAGGACTGAGCGGATCGCGTCGGTGGCTGTCTTCAGCCCGCCCATCTTCAAGTCCTTGTTCTTGACACTCCGAGCGAACTGTTCCGCCTGAAGCAGGACATTGTTGAGCGCACCCGTCACACCGATATTCTGTTGGGCGACAAGCCACCCCCTCATGGTGGTGCGGGCCAGCTTCTCGTCGCCACCGGCCTCTCGTAGGAAGACCGAGAACAGATCGTCATACCAGCGGGCCGCCTCCATGATCTGGGCCGGGTTCTGGAGTGCCTCGCTCCGAGCGATCCAGTCATCGAAGGTGATGTCGCCGACGACAAAGTCTGGGAGGCCCGATCCTGCCGGTGCCTTGATCACGGTGCGCGGAAGGTTGGGACCGCCTATCCCCTCTTTGCCCTCACGCCCCCTCTTCAGCCTGATGTTCTCCTGCGTCACTTCGGGGTTCAGCTTCAGCCCGGCCTCGGCCTGTTGCTCCGGCGGCAGATCGCGTGTCCTCGGCGCACCGCCCCTGTCGGCGAACACTCGGATGCTACCGCCCTCGTTCCTGATAACATCATCGAGGGAAATGCCCATCTCCTCGGCGCGGGTCATCATGCGCTCGGCCTGATCCTTGTCTATATTGAGGGTCCGAGACAGCGTCTCCACATCCTGCTGGAACAACAGCTCGTTTTCCTGAAGCACCCTGCGACCTTCACCACCTGTTTCTACCATCTGGTCGGCGTAATCAACGATGCGATCCCGCGCCTCATCGACCGCTCGGTGGCTCTTGAAGACACCGATGATAAACGGGGCCAGTGCCTCGATGAAGACGAAAGGTAGGCCGATGAGGAAGCCCTCAAGGGCCGCCTTGACCCTGCCCAAAATGACGCTCTCCGCTTGCTCCCCCTTTTCGGGAGCGCGGAGTGCATCGATCAGAGCGTTGTCGAAGCCCATCTGCTTGAGGATGTTGGAGAAGCGGGCCTGATTTTCAGGGAAGGCAAGCCCCTCGCCGAGGGCGAACTGCAACTCCTGCACCGTCAGTCTGGGAACGCGCCCAGCCGGGAGGGCCACGCCAGCCGCCAGTCGGGCCACGTTGACGACACCGAAGCCGGTGCCAAACTGAACCAGCGTCCGCACGATCTGGTTGACGGTGCTGTCCGACTGGGGGATGTCCGGCAGGATATCACTTGCTTTCTTTTTGAACTCTTCGGACACCTCGATACCCATAATGTGGGCGGGTAGGAAGATCACCACCTCCTGCGCCAGTGCAACGGTGGCCTCGATGGCGTCGAAGACGCCGCCGACCACAGACAGGGGCAAGTCCTTGGCCGCCTCGGTGAAGGCCTGTATCTCCTCCTCCGTTGGGCCGGGGCCGATAATCTCGCCCGGCCCCTGTAGATCGAGAGTCTCCTGCACGTTGACGGGTTCCTTGTCCGGCGACAGCATGTCCTTCAGCGCCCCGTCCTGTAGCCCTGCTTCGTTTGCGGTATCAAGCATCATGGTGCGCTCGTAGTCGGCGATGAACTGGTCGGAGATGTCGTCGTCTACAGGTCTCTCGATCTCGACCGGCGGGATGTTGATCGGGAGCGGTGCGTCTTGGTCGTCTGTCAGGTCAATGCCGTCATCGTACTGGGCCGCACGATCCGGTGCCGGGATGTCGATGACAAGCGTCTCCTGTTCCCCTTTGGGCGGCTCCTGTTCCTCTTTGGGCAGGATGCTTTCGGGCAGTACGATATCGGGGCCGCGAAGATCGCCGGGGTCTGCAATGACCGCCGTGTCTGACTGGGGGGTGCCGGGTACTGTCGCCATTACGGTTTGGCCCTGCCTTGGATTTTTTTGATGGACGCATTAAGATCATTGTGAGCCTGAGTGATAACTTCCCAAGTCTTCATCAACAGCATTTGCTGGAGATACAGATTGTAGTTATTGTCCGCCGCCTTGTGATCATTCGCCGCCTTGGCCCTATCTATCAGCTTTCCATAAAAGTCATTCGTCGCGGCATAAGCTCCATCGATATCCATTGACCCGTCCTTGTTCATAAATTCTCCAGTTTGAGAGACGACGGGGCGGGCCAACGAATTAAAGGTGGGGATAAAGCTACTGTATTGCTGAAGGACCGCGTCAGCCGCCTGACGGGGCGACATCTTTTCATTGGAGATAAAGTCTTCATATGCCCTTGTGGCCGACACCAGTTGCTGGGCCACATTATCGTTATTGGTCTTTCTGATCTTGAAGCCGGGGATGCCCACCAACTCGTCCAGCCCGGCACCGATACCTGTATGAACTACGCCCAGCCAGAGCTTGTGTTCCGCGCTGGTCTTCTTCTCCACGAGGCCGGAGTAGTATCGCATGTCTCCTTTGGACAGGGTCTTGTTGGCGCGGGCTTGTAAGATCAAGTCCATCGTCAAGGCGTCATTCTGTCTGGCGATCTGGAGGGATGTTTCTGTTTCTGTGGTGGTCGGAAAATCCTCATCGAGGGTGCGCTTGAATTTCAACAGCGCCACATGGTCCTTGCCGCTGATGCCCGCGATATTCGCCGACAACTGGAGGTGGGCGATGGTGATGAACTCGGTCCCGTTGGCCTCGTCCCTTATAAGCTCGGCTGTCAATTTGCCGGTCGTCCGCGCCTGTTCGAGTTTCAACTCGGCGTCCTTATTCCTCTCCTCCTTATCGGCCTTCGTGACGGCGGCCTTGCGGTTGGTGGCGACCAGCCGGTCGGCGGCCTTGGCGAGGGTATCACGGGCCTCCGGCGTCAGGCTCGTGAACTGTTTTGGATCACGAATTTTCAAGGCGAACTGTTCAGCCTTCCCCACATCGTTGGCGATCTTCGCAAATTCATTGGCCGCCGCGATCCGATCCACCGAGTTGTTAAGGGAGGCCATCCGCTGGCCGCCGTTGACCGGGTCAAAGATGCCGGAACGGACATAATTTCTTAGGGTGTCCCTCGCACCGCCGGGCCGGTTCAGAAAAACCTCACGGGCTTTGACGTTCAATATATATAATGGATCGGTCGCGGCCTTTTGTGCATCGGACAGTGCCAGTTTGTTGAACGTGGCTGTGGACACTTTAACAAACTTGCCACGGGTATCCCGCTGAATGTTAATGGCTCCAGTCGCCGCCGCTCTATTGAAGCTCGTCTCGAAACTGGTCTTGTTGGCACCGCTCAGTCTGTCCGAATATTTCTTGAGCATGGCCTCAGAAGTGATTTTGAAATTCTTTTGGACGTGAAGGACATCACTGTCGATGCCATCGAGGTAGAACTGGATGTAGGTGTTCAACTCTTCCTCGGCCTCCTGACCCACCTTCGCCAGCGTGGCGGCCCGCTCGGCGGCGGCAAACTTGGACGCTATTGCGACGCCCTTGCCCGCCTCCGTCGTCACAGCCGCCGCCACCTGACCGCCAAACTGTCTTTCGCTATACACGAGGCCGGGATCGCGGGTGAATCCCCCCGGCTTTCTGCCACTGGGCCGGTCGTCAGCTCCCGGTATCTTTGCTGGTCCTCTGTGTGCCATTACCTACTCAACTCCACTCCACCCCTCAACAAGGCACCACCGGCCTGTATCAGGCTGGCCGTCCTCGCCCCCCTGCCTTCAAGTATGGAAAGCTGGGCCTGTTGTTCCCTACGCCGGGCCGTCACCTCGCCTCCAACCAAGATGCGCTGTGCCGACAGTTCCGCCTCCTTCGCTATGTCAGCGTCCACAAGGAGCGGTGACCCTGTGCCAATTTGAACCCCTGACCCACCAAGTATGGCGCGTCTTTTACTCTTGAATTGTGTATCGGCTCGGCGTTGATCCTCTGCCGCCGCCGCCGCGATCTGCCGGTCGCGGGCCGCCTGTTGGGCAAGCACCGCCGCTTGGGATTGGGCCGCCCGCTGGGCCGCCTGACCCTGCATGACGAAGCCAGCCGCCTGAGTCACCACCGAGACGGCCATAAATGCTTTTGTGGTTCCAGAGATAGGTTCGGCCATCAGTTCTTATCCATAAACCTCACATATCGCACATACGTCTCGCCGTCCGGCCCGAAGCGGGGCATAAACCCCTCGGCGTGGAACTTCATAAACTCGGCCCACCGCCGCCGGACCACCGCGTCCTTGTCGATTGAGGCCTGTACCCGGTAAATCGAATACCGCTTGCACCCTTCCTCTAACGCCCACCTCGCCGCCTTGATCAATATTTTCGGCGTCTTTGAAATCTTCTTGTCTGCCAGCACCCAGACCTCTGCCGTCCCTCGCATTACGACCATCAGGCCGAAGCATGCTATGGGCATCCTCTGGGGGCTGTACAGCGTCACGCACGGCCCCATATGCGGTGCCATCAGTGACCTCGCATGGAACTCCGATTGCATGTTCTCGCCGCGAACATTCATCACTTCCGAATGCCACGGTTCGTAAGGTACGAGGAGATATCCTCTGCCTAAATTCTTGACTACGCTCATGCCGCATCTTGAAGCTCGACTTCCGGTGCCAAGGCAAGGATCGTGAACGGTGCTGGAGCCTCGCTCTCGATGATAGTTCTTGGATCAGGCTCGAAGTCGCCCTCCAACTCCCTGAAAGTTTCCCCTGTGAAGAGAGGTGCGCCAGTGTCCATCGCGTCCGATACCTCTCTGAAATCGAACTCTATAAGATTGTCGTCGTCCGGTCCAATAAAGGCACTGTGGGCATTCAACAGCACCAGCGTGGTGGCGACGATCCGCTTCGATTTGCCGACGACGGTTCCGATCTGGGAGCCGCCTTCCAGCTTCAACGTCTTGATCCTGTGTTTGTACTTCAGGCCGATCACGGCGGTGGAGACGGCGTTCTGTAACTTGACCTCGCCCTCTGGGTTGACCACCACGCTCGGCTGGGTCGCGCCGTCGCCCCAGATCGCCACCATTTCTCCGGCGAGGTGGGCAAGGCCGGTGATGGAGGTGGTCGCCGATCCACTGTACGAAAGGCCGCTGTCAACATAGAAGGCGTCGGCCTGTGTATCGCCAGTCTCGAAGTCCCGCTCCAAGAACTCAACGTACCGCTTGGTGCCGCTGTCGATGGTCCGCTTGGCGATGACCCACACCTCGTCCCTGTCGTTGGAGCTGGTGGAGATATTGCCGGGGATCACCGACACGCTCTCGACCACGGTATTCCCACTGCCGAAGGAACCGCCGAGGATGTGCCGCGACCATCCAACGACATCCTCGTCTCTAAGCCATGTCAGGGCGGGCATGACCCCATCGGCCCTGACGGCCCACAACAGGCTCCACGGCTCCTGCGCGAAGTCCATCTCGTTGATGCCTGACCGGGTGATGTCTCGTGACAGCCGCGTCATATCGAAGGCGCGGTTGCCATCGACCTCGAAGTGGAAGGCAAACTCCCTGATCTTGCGCTTGGCCTTCTGGAGGAAAAGGACCACATGGCCGAAGCGCACCGGCTGGACCTTGGCCGAGCCGTGCTTGGTGTGCCGCTTGACATCAATGTCGGTTGGAGTGATCACGGCCCCGTTGGATGATGGTATCCATTCGCCGCCAGAGGTGCCGTAGACCAGATCGAGGCCCGGCGATACCCATTGGATTGCGTTCACATCGTCAGCCGAGATGGTGAAGTTTAGGGCGTCGGCGTCGGCGACGGTCCCGGCGTTGTCGTCCGGCAAATGGTTCTCGAAGTCGCCCGTCTGGGTGTACCAGCTCGTCTGTGGCTCGGTACTGGTGGCGGCGGTCACCAGACGTTGCTCGAAGAAGGCGCCGTTCTGGGGCCAGCCGCGAATGTCAGACCACGATCCGAAAGCGTAGTCGCTGGCGGCGGTGGTTCGCTGGAAAGCCCTGATGATGTCGATGGTGGCGTTCTGGTCGCTCTGGACCGACACGATCCGGCCATATCCATAGTCCACGCCGGAAGCTTTATTGTTGATGCGGACTAGTTGGCCGACGCTATTGGCGTCGAAAGGTGAAAAGCCGGAGGCCACGAGGGCGATGTCGATCCCCGTCGTCGCGGCGGGATTGAGGGTATTGGTCGTATCGGTGTTTTGGTCTTGCCAAGGACCGTTCAGCCAGTCCACCTCAATCAACGACCAGTCCACATCCGAAAGTCTCAGGAGTTTGTAGGTGCGGTAGTCGCCGTGGAAGAAATATAAAACGTCCGCGCTCTGTGGCCCTTCAATTTCAAACAGGTCGGCGGTGGCCCAAGGCGTACCGATCTCCAAAGCCGCCCCCTGAATGATGGAGACGTTGTCGATGTCTATCGTCTGGTTCTCATGGACCCTGAGTTGGAGGAAGAAGTCGGCACCATTGGTGACAAATGAATGAACGTGATAGCCCGGCTTGAACTCGACGTTGTCCACGATGTCGGCCAAGTCGGTGGCGGTGCCGATGCGAAGCGTCATGTTGTCGTTGGGATTGCCGACGATCTGAAACTTGAGATGGTGTTGTTTGACATTATCGTCGGTCGGGACGGTGACCTGTTGCTCGGCGACAGCGTTGTCGGATGAAGAGGTTCCATTCAGCGTCAACCGTTTGTCGGTGGAATTGTAGGAGATGGAGGAGCTGGTCCCGCTGGTGTCGTTCCATCCACTGGCGTCATTTGTGAACTCGCCGTTCTGTATCTGGACATTGGTGTCGGCGGTAACGATCTGACCCTGATTTCGGAACCATCTGAGATATTTATTGCCAATTTCAAGGATGTAGGCCTGTTTGGTTGAGAACTCGAATTTCTTCAGGCGGGTCTTGGCCGAGCTGTCCTTGACCTCGGCAACGAACCGCGATCCCGACCGCCTCGTCGCCCCCCCCTCCGGCAGGGGGATCGTGTTCAGCATCTCGGCAAGGCCGCTCTGGTATTTCTTGAAATCGGTGCGCCCCAGCATGAACTCCGAGAGTTCTCCGGCATTGAACTGGGACTGATAGAAGTTGATGTTCGCCATTTACATCTGCCTGTCGTCAACCCATGAGCCTTCAGGCATT